CTCGTTACATCGGGAGCCTTTGTTTTAAACGTAAACCCCTTTGCCTCAAGCGCGGCCTGCACTCCGGACGCCGGAGCCACTGGCAGCCTGTCCAGGTACACAACTCCACTCAGCACGACAGATCCAGGCATATCGCCTGTCGTGACATCCACATCCTCATACACAATGCCCTCCACTGTGGAAGAATCATTCGCCGGATAAAAGCTCCCCATAGGGATATACTTGCTCCCATTCGCCGCAGTCGTAGCATTCGCCTGAGCGAACTGCCGCGTCTTTCTTTCACATTCCTCATGCGCGAGGAAATAACCCGGATGGTAATTCCGGCCCTTCTCAACATTGCCAAGAAAGCTCATTTACTTCCCTCCGTTTTCTTGCCATATATCAGCTCATAATGTTTCGCCGCTACCTGAGCCGCCCTGCTGGGAGTCCCATTCCCTCCGTTTCCAGAGCCGTCAGGAGGCGTTTCAGTACTGGCACCCTTTTTCGATTCCTGGCCGATAAATTCCGCCCACTCAGTCTTGATATCCTGCTTCAGCTTGTCTGTATCCTTCAGCTTGCCGTCATCACCAAACTCAAGCTTGTCGATATCAGACACGCGCAGGACAGCCGAAATCCGCTTTTCTGATACTCCTGTCTCCTTCAGCAGTTCCCGGTAAGCATCCGTCTTCTTCTGCTTGGTCTTCTCAGCTTCCACACCAGCCTTGTACTTGTCGCTCTCTTCTTTGAGCGCTTCATACTTGACCTTCCATTTGTCCTTGCCGTCAGCTTCTTCCAGCTCAGCAATCTTCTGGTTTGCCTTGTCCAAATCCTTCTGGACGCCCGGAAGCTTCTCCGCATTCTCCTTATAGCTGTCGCGCTCCTGCTTCAGCGCGTCTACTGTTTCCCTGTGTGCTGAGATAATCTCGTCAATTTTGTCTGACTCAATTCCCATTGCTTCGAGTAGCTTTCTTGAAAGTGCCAATTTTCCAATCCTCCTGTGCTTCGGCGGCAGTTCTTCGCCGTTCAGATTATGCCATTATCTTACCATATCGTTTTTATTTTCGCAAGTCATCGCGACAGTATTTTCACATCCGCACCGTCAGCTTCGCCCTAAATTGTGTACACAATTTTAGTGTACGATTATCATTCATTTTAGTAAACTTTTCTATATAGCAAAGCCCTTATAGGGACTTTCCTATAATGTACTTATTTTATACATCCTACATTTATAAAAAATAGAACAAAATATAATAATATATATAAAAATATAATATTATTTAATTTTTCAGTTAGCCGAATAGAACAGTAGTTAATCAATGTTTACGACTGCACTAAAATTTTACGTTAAAATTGTATGTACAATTTATCCGTTTCCCTCAAGCGTTTTCCTGAGTATTTTCTGATATTCGCCTATGTGATTCTGCAGTGCTGGCCTGAGGTAAGGCTTTGGCTTTCTCCCTGTACTCGTCCCAAGCTCCACAGCGGCGGCATACTCCACATTCGTGCCTATGTATACAGTATTGCCTCCGTCATCGCCCACTGCGCCCACGCTGCCTGTGTATGTGGTTCTCTGTCCTTTTCCAAGCCTTGAGCTCCCGCCTGAGCCGGATTTATACTGATCCGTATACGAGTAATCAAAACCACTGTTTCCGCTGTAGGTATGCGTGATACTGTTCCTGAGCCTGCCGGTATCGACAGGGCAGTATTCCTTCGCATGGCGCTCAGCCATAAGCCCGATCATCTCAAGAGCCTTGGCTTTCAATTCACCCAGCTGCTCCAGGACATCGCCCACATGGCTTTCAACCTCTACGCTTGTAGTTTTCGATCCTATCTCCTCTTTTACGATCTTTGCCATCTTCAGCCCCTTTCCTGATCTCAAAATTCACGCTTGTGAATCTCGCAATATTTTTATCCTTGTCCTCTTTCCTCATCGTACTTCCTCCACTGTCAGTAGGATAACATCTCGCATTGCATAGCTGTCCGGATCTCTGTTTATCATGGACAGCATTCGCTTTGCCTCAGCGCGCTCTTCATCCGTAAGACTTTCGTCCTTCATGAGCCCTCTGTAGAAATCCCTGGCATAGTCTTCCTTGCTCACCTTCTCGGACCCAACAACGCGCCATGACGTTCCGCTTGGCGAGAGGACTTCCGCCTCCCAATCGCCCATCTTGCTGATATGCTGGACTCCTGCACCGCTCTGGTTCTGAGCGCACCTTATAATTACAGAATCCGAATCCTCATATCCGATATCGCCAAACCTTGCGGCAACCTGAGGTTTGCTTGTCCAGGATGAAAGAGATCTCATGGTGAGCTCATCGCCTGGCTTCAAATCTGCATACTGCGAGTACGAATCATCATCAAGGGTCATGCCCCTGTAGATAGATCCGTCATAAGCTGGCATGTGTGAAAGTATATCGTCAATCTCCTTCACCTTCTCAGGATATTTGCCGGAAGTATAATCTTCAAAGTCTCCGCCAAAGTAGTCCTGCAAAGCTTCCTGAGCTCTTCTGGCCTGATCCTCATCAAATCCGGTATCCTGCATGATCTGCCGGAGCGCCTGATCGTTATAGTCCTTAAGATCGCTGTTATCTATCTTGCCTAAGTAGCCGGTATCAACCTGACCTCTTGACGGTCTCTCATTAGATGTCTGTACTTCCGATTCAGGCATAGCTGTTTCGGGAGCCTCAGCCGCTTTTTGTGCCTGCCACTCATCAAAAGTAAGTCCGTTTTTCCAGTCTTTTGCTGTATATCGGCTGGAGTCAAATCCCTTCAGAGCAGCCACAAGAGTGCATCTGCAATTCCATACTTCACTTGCTGGCCCACTGGGATCTCCAGGAAACGCACAGCCGTTTGGAAACACATCATCCACTCCAACCTTCACGCCGTCAAGCTCGATGTGGGAGTCTCTCGTGCGGTCATCGGCAGTAGCCATCCATTCTTTCAGCATCTCGATTCCCATTGATTCGGCACGTTTATAGCTATCGATTCTGCCTGCATTTTCCGCGCTGGTTGTGGCTGTCCTTGCGTACCTGATAGACGATTTTCGGTTAATCTCGGTCAAGTCTCTGGCGATTCTTCTTGCCATATTAGGGATGCTTTCTCCCTGCAAAATCGCCTGAAGTGTAACCGATTGAAGCTTTCCTTTCTGCCATCTGATATCACGATTTTCTGCCAGAAGTTTCTGGAAAGCTTTCTCTTTTTGAGGCGAAATGGTGATCTTTTTACCGCTTTTGTATGCGTCAAACTCACCGAAAGTCTGTTTCATCTGCTTGCCAGGAGGCTGTAAAAGCTCAGGGTTTTCGCGCATTAAACGCTCCACAGTAGGCCTGTCATATAGTGTAAGGCTAGTGCTTATATTAAGCCCTTTTTCAATCTCATATGCTCCGTAATTATGGTTTAGCGCATACACTTCAGGCATGTAGCCATTCACGATGCTGCGCGCTACTCGGTTCGCATTGTGGAGGTCCTGAGCCACTGCATTACGCATGTTTTCCCATCGCTCTCCGGTCATGATCTGGCCTGTCCGCCATCTGTCATAAGCTTCCTGAGTGATGGTTCCGGCTGCCAGTTCTTCCAGTTTTTTCTTGTCTTTTTCCTCGAATCTTAACAGATGATTATTGAGCTTTTCAGTAAGTTCACTGACGGCCTGACTGTACTCAGCAGATATCTTTTTCTCCATTTCGGCTATGAGCTTATCCGTGGCTACATGTGCCGGATCATGTGACGCTGTTGCCATCATTTACGCCCTCTTTTTGCTGATTTTCATTGCCATCATCCATGTCAGAGAACCGGTTTAATTCTTCCTCTGCCATCTGCGCAAGGACTTCTTCTGTCTTATCTGCATCCCCTAAAATCTCAAGAATTTTTGATGTGACATACTCCTGCGGAAGATACTGAGCGGCCTGAACAAGGACTTGTATATTCTCCTGGGCATTGACAATTACTGAACGTGTGAAAGACACATCAGCTTCTATCCCAGCGATAAAGAAAAGTCTTTTGAGGAAATCAAGCACGCAGTATTCGTACATGTCAACCTTATTATTCATCGGCTCATAGGATGCTTTGATCTCTGTCGCAGTAGCCGCGCCAGCTGTAATATTTTTAACGTCCAAAAGCATGAAATCTTCGTAAAGATCACTTCTCAGGCGGTCAAGTAATGCCTCCCTGCTTGCATACGGAACTTCAACCGTATGTGATTCGGCCTTTGCTCCATCGTCTTCCACAACTGCCGCTTTTACGGTTCTCATGCGCTCGATGAACTTCGCCAAATCAATATCGTCCATACCTCCGGCGTTCTGTATGGTCCAGTAAATCTGGCTTGCGTCATCGAGATCATTGGCGAAACCGCTCTTAATCAGATCATAGCAGTCTATCTCTTCTCGGATGCCTACAATCTCGCTCTGGTGCGCTTCATTGGCCCACAGCGGGACAATGGGGAATGCGGGATAATTCTCCCCGTCCAGGATTTCTGTCCCGTCTATCTGGCTTGTGCGTACTCTCAGAATGTATGGCCTTTTCTCCATATAAACTTCCGCTTCGCCATTCCTCCAGATGTACTCCGTATATCCATCAGGCTCATACAGCGTGGCTCTGAGCGGCTTAATAGGATCAATCTGCCACCATCTTATGCCAGCCATAAGCGCGCCTGTTTCCTCGTC